ACTGCATAGTTTGTAGGCTTGTGCCACTGTCTAGCATCGTAGCCTACTAGTCTATTAAACTTATTACCTACTTGTACTGTTTCTACAAATTGTTCTTGGTTTAATTTTAAATCGTCTAAGTATGTTTGACTTGATTGCTTTGTTAAATTAAACTTTTTCCTAGACTCAATATCGCCTTGCTCAAATCCAGTATCGTCTTTTTTATCACAAATACTGGTACCTGTATGTAAATTTAACTCAGTAGGATTTAAATAAACTAGTCCAGCATAGTCAACATTGTCGTTATGCGTCCAACCTAAATTTGCTGCTTCAGGTGTGTAAATATCTGTTCTATGGAATCTTAAATCTAAATTAAATTTGGTAACTCCGAATAATAATTTTTCACTTAGTTTTTTAGCAAAAAATTTTGCAAACTCTCTTGGTTGGCCTTCAATTTCTAGTAAGTTAACAGTTCGCGACCCGGGATAAATCTCACTGTCTGTATATTCTAAACTGTTTCCTAGATCTATTACCTTAAAAGGATTTTGAAAAAAATTGTCCAGAACTGTTGTACTATGATTAAGATTCGACATAAAAATACTTAGCATCCAAACCTAAAAAATTTGAAGAGTTTGGCAAATAAGTAAAGTATATGCACAACTTAGCTCAACCACACGATAAACTACAACTATGGCCTACTCCGGTGTTTATATACAAATACCGAGACTGGCCTTACGATAAAAAAAGTTTATTAAATGTAATTGATTCAGAGGAACAAAAAAGAACAAGCGACATTCAAAGCGGCGTTGCCCAAACAGTAAAAACTAGAGGACTAAAAGAAAGTGATTTTGATTTTTTAAAAAAAACATCCGAATACCCTATTTTGAATAAATTTGTGGAATTTTTTAATGAAGCTATAGCAGACGTTGTTACTAATGCACTGCCAACAGAATCACCCTACTACAAAGTTGAAGAAAAAACAGTTACGCCTAAGATATTCGAGTCTTGGTATCATAAAACTAATAACGGCGGTGCCCACGGATTGCATTGTCATCCTGGTTCAAGTTGGGCCGGCATATTTTATGTTAATACACCAGCGTGTGATATAAAAACTAACAACGGCGTAAATAGATTTCATAACGTAAACTCTTTATACGGCCCAGGCGATTTAGGATCGCATTGGTGGAATAGTCCGTCTATTATGGCTATTCCACCAGAAGAAGGAACATTAGTAATGTTTCCTGCATGGACATACCACGAAGCAACTCCTTACTACGGCGACGAAGATCGAGTTGTTATTGCATTTAACAGTGTTGTATTAGCAGGGGAACATAATGATTAAAGTTTACGATAATTTTTTAGGACATTTTGAGCAACAAAAGTTATTTAAATTTGTTCAAGGATTACCTTATAAAATAGGCGAAACTGACAGAGAAGATACTCCGCCAGTTGGTATGGTGTCTGTTCTTGACAATGCAGATATTATACTTCCTCAAAAAATAGAAGAGCAACTTAATCGCCCTATGACATCTATTACTAGGTGTTATGTAAACTGTTTTACGCCGGGCGAAGATCCGTTTTTTCACATAGACGGAGACTGCACAACGTTTTTGTATTATGTGAATGATCAAGTAGACTTGGACGAAGGCGGAGAGACACAATTTTTAGCAGACGATTATATTCACGGAGTTCCGTACATTACTGATCGACTTGTAGAGTTTGACGGGAAGCTGGCTCATAAGGCTACTAGTTTTAGATCTTTTTATAGATTTACAGTTGCAATAAAATACTCAACTAAATTTGGAGAGAAAAGTGAATAAATTTCTTTGGAAAGTGTCAAGTGACTGTATAGATTATACACCTGTAACTGTTATTAGAAATGCGTTTACAAAACAACAAGCAGAAGAAATAACAAAACAAACTGTTACATTTAGCAAAACTGAGTTTTCTGAACAACATCAAAGATTTGCGGCTGATAACAATCCGGGATGTTGGCGAGGATTCCCTTTAGATGCACCAGACGATGTTGAAGGATTGTCTGCAGAAAACAAAGAATTAATAATAAATGTTATAAACGAAGCTGGTAAAATGTATATGGATAGCTGGCCGCAACCGCGTAATGCAAAAAAAACTACATACGCTTCTGCTGTATTTCATGAAACAGACATGGATGTTCATGCATGGTTTAATATTAATGATAAAGGCGCCGCAAATATGATTCACAATCATCATGGAGCACTGTTTAGTGGTGTAATATATTTTCAAGCAGAAGGCACTGGTCCTTTACGTTTATACAATGACAATTTTTTGCAAGGTTATACACATCCTCGTTGGCCATATAAATGTACAATGTTTCATGAACCGGAAGATGGTGATTTAGTTCTATTTCCTGCCTATCTATTACACGATGTACCGTCAAATCCTCTTGAGAAAAAGCGAATAACCTGTGCATTTAATGTTTCTCCCCGTCTAAAAGACATGAGTCAACCCAACTGGCCAAATTAAACTTTCGATAAATACAATATCGATAGGAAAATTATATGGCTTCAAATCAAGCACCAGTTGTTGACAGAATTCGAATCATACCAAGGCCTGACGATTTCTTAGATAGAAATTTTGGTAATAGTGGCGAGGTATTTTTCGATAAACAATCAAATACACTTAGACTGTATTCTGGCAAAGTTGCAGGCGGCTTTACGGTGCTTACATCGGGCAACATTGCTGAACACTTATCTACAAGTGGTGTTGGTACTGTTGAATATCAAGTTACAGTTGGCGTAGATCCCGACGGCATAGAAATTGGTAACAAATATTTTATAGACGGTGAGTATAAACCTCAATTAAATCTTGTTGTAGGATATACTTATATCTTTAATCAAAATGACAGTACAAACGAATATTTTCCTAATCCGCAAGGTGGAGACACAAATCAACATCCTTTAAATTTTAGTGCAGACAACGCCGACGGCGAATTAGGTGGCGGAACAGTATATGAAGAGAATGTCGTATATAAACTTGACGACGATCCTGTTACTAAAGATCAATACTGGACTGGCTTTGCAGCAGCAACTCAACGAAGTATTCAAATAACTGTAACTAGCGACACTCCAGACACTCTATATTACTGGTGTCAGCAACATACAGGAATGGGCAATCAAATTGAAACAGCTAATCCTGGAACAGGCGGCGGCGGAGCTAGTGTAGAAGTTTCTATCACAGCTCCTAGTAACCCTCAGTCTGGCAATATATGGTTAGACAGTGCTACCGGCAAGCTATATGTATATGTTCAAGATGACGACAGCAATCAATGGATACAACCTAGTGTACCTGTTGCTGATGTAAATGCATTTAGTTCAGTTACAGTTAGTGATTCGACACAAATTTATGCTAACGGCTCTGATGTTTTAAACTTTGTCGGCGGTCCTGGCATAGTAGTTTCAACTGATAGTACTCAAAATACTGTTATAATTGAAGCTACAGGCGGCAGCGGAGGAAGTTCCATTGGGAATTTTAGTCTTGCAAATAGTGTAATTGATACTGATGATTCTAGCGGTATTACAATAACTCCAAGTGTAACAACACAAAGTGATTTAACTGTTGAAAACGATCTAACTGTTAGGAATAGTTTAACAGCAAAATCTGTTGCGGCAGAAACATTAATTAATAATGGCACTAGTCCAGCAGTAATAGAAAGTGGAAGCACACTAACACTATCATCAGTTGACGGCGTTTTGATAACAGGTAGCGGACCATTCCGTTTACCTAGTTTAACTGACACAGAAAGAGATGCCCTTACTGCCGTCAACGGTGATGTAATATATAATACAACTTCAAACAAAATAGAAGCATATCAAAACGGTGTTTGGATTGAATTAGATACAGGAGCATCAGCATAATGAGTGAAAAAGAATATACAGTAATAGTAAATAACAGAGAAGATTTAGCGCAGGTAGAATCAGAACTTACAGCAAGTAGCGGCGCTGGGCCTATTCCTGCAAGAACAGTAGACATTGCAAATCCTAGACCTGGATCTAGAGTGCAAACACATTTTATGCTTACTGACGACGAAGCAGAGACACTACGCAGCGATCCAAGAGTACGTGCAGTAGAAATACCTCCAGATCAAAGAGACGATGTATCTATCGGCTTGAATGCCACCCAAACAGGAAACTTTTATCGAGGGTCGGCAGGATTTGATAACACTTATATAAATTGGGGACTAAGACGAAATCCCGAGGCAACAAACGTTTACGGAAATTCAGCTGTAACAACTAACAGTTACAATTATGCACTAGACGGTACTGGTGTAGATGTTGTAATTCAGGATAGCGGAATAGATCCAGACCACCCAGACTGGAACGACGCAAACGGCGTGAGTAGATTACAGCAGATCGATTGGTATACTGCCAGCGGTTTACCTGGCACTCAAAGTGTCAATCATTATAGAGATAGAGACGGACACGGTAGTCACTGTGCTAGTATAGCTGCTGGTTTATTGTTTGGCAGTGCAAAAGGTGCTCACATATACAGTCAAAAATTAGAAGGTCTAGAAACACTATCAGGATCTGACGGGACAGGGATTCCTATAACAGATGCTTTTGATTGCATACGCCTTTGGCACAATGCAAAAACAAACGGACGTCCTACTGTAGTAAACATGAGCTGGGGCTATGGTGCTACTATTACAGTAGATCCTACAAGCGGCACATATAGAGGAACGCCGTGGACCTATGGAGTAGATTATACTGATAGAAACACACTATGGGCAGCAACGGGTGTTTTACCAGAATTATTTTCTAACGGACTATTTACTTTCTTTAGAATTCCTGCAAGAATTGTTTCAGTAGATGCAGAAATAGAAGACATGATTGCAGATGGCATACATATCTGTATAGCAGCAGGAAATAACTTACACAAAGCAGATGTAACAACAGGACCAGATTACGACAATGAAGTGGTATTTTCAGGACAAGCTAGACAATACCATCGAGGAAGTTCACCTTTTAGCGACAATGCATTTATGGTAGGAAATATTGATAGTATAACTCAATTAGACGGCAGCGACTACAAAGATAAAACTGCCCAGTCAACTACACGCGGCCCTGCTGTAAACATTTATGCTCCTGGAACAAACATTGCAGCAGCAACGAGTAGAGAATATGATACCGGTAGTTATACTACAGTTGGATATCCCGGAGATCCAACATTTCCTATGATGAGTATATCAGGTACTAGTATGGCTAGTCCGCAAGTAGTAGGAGTATGTGCTAAACATTTACAATCACAGCCTAATTTAACTCCTGCACAATTACAAGCAAAATTATTTGCAGATGCTAAATCTGTGATATTTTCAACCGGTTCGTCTACAGATTATGAACAGTTTAATACAAGTTTAATGGGTTCTGAGAATAGAATGCTATTTGATAGGTACGGAGCTCAACCGTTGGTAATATCAGGATCAGTATCATTAACTAGTTAAAGGACAGAAATATGGCATTAAATTTTCCAAACAATCCCAGTTTAAATCAAACTTATACAGATGGTAAATCTGTATGGAAGTGGAATGGATTTGCGTGGGACCTTGTTGCCGGAGTATTAGATCAAGGAGATTTGCCAGTCCCAACTGATTTAAGTGACTTAACTGATGTAACAAATCTTATTCCAGAATCTATTTTAGATTTAGGTATAAGCGATGGTACAGACGGACAAGTACTTACTACTGACGGCGCAGGCAACTTTACTTTTACTACTGTAGAAGGTGGCGGCGGAGGTGGCGGCGGCGACACAAACCAAAATGCCTTTAGTACTATAACTGTAGTTGGACAAAATAATATAGAAGCAGATGATCCTACAGACACTTTAAACTTAGTTGCTGGTGCTGGAATATCTATTACAACTAATGATTTAACAGATACACTTACAATACAAAGTACCGTCAATGCTGGCGCTGCAAATTTTACTGAGTTAGACGATGTTGTTACATCAGGACTAAACACAGGTTTAATTTATGAGCCTGCAATAGCAATGTTAAGGGTAGATAATATAGGCACAAGTGCTTATACATTTAACAGTCACTACACCGGCAACAATCCTACATTGTATGCTCTCGGAGGCACAACTATTGCATTTGATCTATCTGCTATATCTGGACATCCGTTCGAACTACAAGACGGCACGGGCTCAGCACTCACCTCTGGACTGGTTCATGTTGCACCTGACGGAACAGTCTCTACAGATGCCAATGCACAAGGCAAAACATCAGGAACATTATACTGGCGTATACAAGAAAGTATTAGCGGCGGCTACAGGTATCAGTGTCAAAGTCATGCAGCAATGGTAGGGGCAATTACTGTTAAACGACTAGCAGTTATTTAATAAGTTTATCAAGCTCGTTTCGTAAATCGATAAGTCTTTGTATATTTTCTCGTAAAATTTTTGGTTCTATTTTGCCAGGAAAATATGAACTATGACCATTGTCTATTAAATTTACTTGATTTTTTAATTCTTTTAAAATATTTTCGTAATGTTTCTTTTTTCTTACATCTTGTAATGCAGAAATAGCAGTAGTATAGTTTGCAAAATCTTTTTTAAATTGATTTATCTTTGACACTTGCATTAAAAGTTTTCCTTGCTTAGTGTTACGTGTACATCATTATCATATGTGCCATTATTTGTTTCACTAATTGAACCAGCATTTGAAACACACTCTAAACAAACAGGCACAAGAGTTTTACATTCGTAAACAGAACCTGGTTTAAGTTCTTGTTGATACAATGATCCGTTCGAAGTATCTACCCATTTAACAAAAAATTGTCCTTCATTAACAAACCAAGTTTTTTCTGTTTGTATTTGATAAAAGAAATCTGTTTTACCAGGTTTTTCAAACACAATAATTTTAGCACCATAATTTTCATTGCTGGCCCAAATTAATTCGTATCCGAAATCTTTTTTTACAACATTATTATTTTCCATCGTCAAAGTCCAATAAATCTATTACTTGGAACACAGTTTCTAATTTGTTTAGGTTTAATTTGCTTTGAAGCGTATTACGTAGTCCTTGATGCAACGGCTTAGGCCATTTAGAAAAACTAACCCATGCATAACCGTCGTGCTCATCATTTAACATAGGAATAAACTCTTTTTCTATTATACAAAGATAGGTGTGAAAACTAAACTTAGAATCAGTACTTACAAAAGTTTCTAAAGGCATTGTTTTTAATATTTCAATTTCGCCTATTTCTTCTTTGATTTCTCGAAGTAAACTTTTATAAGGAGTTTCTGCTGTTTCGTTTTTGCCGCCGACTAATCCCCAAACGTTTGATCTTTTGCCAGCATTACGATGAACAAACAAAAACCTATTAGTGTCAAGAGTATATAATAGAGCTCCGCTACAAATTATCTGTTCCATACAAATAATTAGCCTTCAAGTTTTAGACGCCAAGCCCCTTGTGGATAATCACCGTCAGCACTTAATAGCCATTCAGATCCATTCCAGCGGTATTGAACTCCGGTGTTTAGATTAGTTGTATGCGTAATTGTACTTGTTGCAGAAGCATCAAACACTACAGACCAAGAATTTCCGTCCCATTCTATTATATCATTTGCACCTGCATAAAAATCGTTACCGCTATCGTCTTTCCAAGCATCGGGTCCGTCTGTATTTTCTGTAGACCCTATGCTGTCTAGCAATAGCACACGCAGCCCTTGTGTTTTTAAATCTGAAGGATTTACTGTAGTAGGATCGATAATATAATCAATACTTGTTCTTCCTGCTATAATATCGTCATTTGCAAAACTGTCTATGTCCCAGTTTACTACAATTTTAGTATCATCTAATTCATTTATAGAAAAAGTACCAGTCATCTGTAGATCAGTGTCTAGTTTTCTAATATAAATTCTACTTATATCAGGTTCATATAATCCTGGATGTGCTTCTAACAATGCTCTCCAACTAATTTGGCCAACTACATTTCTATCAATTAATTGTATCGAGTTTCCTGTTACGTATACTCCGTATGCCTGATAGTTTGTTGTTACAACTTTACCAACATCTGCACTGTCAGTTGCAGGCAAGCGTTTTCCTGGAGTATCTACAGATCCAACTTCTAGTTGATCGTCGTATGCATTTAAAATAGGTTTACTTAATCCTAAATCAATAGTACCTTTTGTCTCGTCAAAAATACTTGTAATAATATTTGTAATTACACCTAAGCGTTTAACTTTTACAGGAGCACTAATGTATATAGGTGTTTTAAAAGTTAATTGTGCTACATCTATTTCACTATCTACTCCTACCGGAATAGATCTTGTGCTAAACTGTATATTTTCTAAATCAACTACACTAAGACTAGCCCAGTCAATGTAATTATCTGTAGTTTGAATTTCTAAACTAGGATTAAACAAAACCAATACTTGCTCTAGTATTTGCAATTTTTGATCTGTATTTGTTGTCCATACATCTACATTTACAGTAAGTGTATATGGGGCCGGCATCAATCTTTCTACTGTATAATTTTTACCTTGATAATTTAGATATTCTTGATTGTTTTCGTCAAACGCCCTTTCTCTAATGTTAACTTTATTAGAATAGGTTTTATCACCAGTTCTAGTTCGATCCATTTCAAGACCAGTAACATATAATGCCATTCTTGGCGCACTTGGAATTTTGTTTTCAGAATTATCTCGGATAATATGAGCTACTTGCCTAGTAAGATCACCATACATGACTGGAACTTGTACAAGGTTTCCTTGGGCATCTTTATATGAAAAATTACTCATCATTCTTACAAGCTGAGTAATATATCGTCTTATTTGTCCGTCGTAAAAATGTTGCATTAGTTATCCGCCTTAGGTTTTAATGCTTGAGACAGACTTTGACGTTCTTCAACTTGCTCACCGCCAATCTCATTTGTATTTGTATTGTTAATAAATGAAGTAATTTTTGTGTTCCTAGTATCAGTATTAGTCAGTGTCATTCTAACATCATCGTGTACTTTAACCCATCTTGATCCATCATATCTAAATAATCTTTTAGGCATAAAGTCTGTCCTTAAAAAATAATCGCCTTCTTGGCTTGAGCTGGGAAAGGTTATCCCAGCGCCGTATTGAGCTCCGTTTGGTGCATCACTTGTGCCTAATAGATATCCGGTATATCCTTCTTTTACTGGAGCAGCATTTACTTGGTCAGTTGTGCTTAATCCACTAGCATCAATGTCAGTTTCATCAGCAGTTCTAAGTTCGACTTTTCCATCGTCGTCGGATTTAAGCGTATAGTAACTGCTAATGTCATAGCCAGACTTTTTAGCAGCCGCTTCTGCTTCACTTACAACCGCATCGTTGATTTGCATTTCTTTTTCGTATGTTGATAATAAATCTCTTAGAGTGCCTTCTCCTGGAGCATCTGCATCCATAGGTTGATCTAAAATATCTTTGTACTCTTGGCTATCTGCTATCTGTTTGAGTTTTAATCTGTATAAATGCGGGTACCAAGTTTGCGTAAAGCCTTCTGCTGCACGGTTTACATCTTCTACTACATAGAAACGTTTTAGTGCTACACTATAATCATTTGCAGCGTATTCATCACGCAGATGAGGTAATTCTATAACATCTCCCGGCATGATTTTTCTGCCTAAGGTTTTGACACTGTTGCGTATGTGTATGGTTAAAAATAAGGTGTCATTACTTAAAAACAATCCAAACTGACTTAGGTCAAAATCAATATCTTGTACATTATACACGCCTCGCAATCTATAAATATCGGGGTCGTATTTCCTGTCTCTATTTTCAAGGAACAACATATCCTGTATTTGAGTTTCATCTTTGACAGTAGTACCGTCATCTGTTCCTATATATTTGTGAACAAAAACATCTGTGCCTCCTACAGTAAACATTTCTTCAATCTGTCGATCAAGAAATTCGTAGTCTGCTCCTCTTTCTGGTTTGTATAATGATAATCTTGGCATACACATATTTATTCGATAAATACTATTGGAGAATAAACTATGTCAACACTTGCAACTAAAAAGCAAAATATTTTTGATTACGTCAATACTTTCCTAGGCGGAGGCATGGTTGACGTAGAATTAGATCCTATACATTACGAAACTGCGCTATCTAAAGCACTGTCCAAATTTAGACAACGTTCGGATAATTCTGTTGAAGAAAGTTATATGTTTCTTCCATTAGTTATCGACCAAAATGATTACATTTTACCATCAGAAGTTATAGAAGTAAGAAAGATTTTTAGACGCAGCATTGGTTCTCGAACTGGTGGAGGCGACGGTGGTACTGTATTTGAACCATTCAATTTAGCATATACTAATACGTATTTGCTATCTAGCTCAAATATGGGCGGACTAGCAACATACGAACTTTTTGCTGGATATCAAGAACTAGTAGGTCGTATGTTTGGTTCGTTTATAGAATTCAAATGGAATACAGCAACAAAGAAATTAACTATATTGCAAAGACCTAGGGCAGAAGAAGAAATATTATTATATTGCTACAACTACAGACCAGATGAGCAATTATTAGATGATTATCTAGCCGTACAATGGATTAAAGATTATACACTTGCTAGTTGCAAATATATGCTAGGCGAAGCACGTTCAAAATTTGCTACTATTGCTGGACCAGCCGGCGGTTCTCAATTAAACGGCGAAACCCTTAAAGGGGAAGCGCAAGCAGAAATGGAAAAACTCGAAGCAGAAGTATCAACAGCAGTTCCTGGCGGTGTAGGATACGGATTTACCATTGGCTAAGAAAAACAATCTTACAGTTCCTCAAACTATAAACTGGAACAAGAAGCCTAATAGAAAATATTTTTTAAATTATCTTATCCAAAAGTATAATTTAAAAGTAATGGCAGAAGTGGGTGTACGTGACGGGCGAACAACTTTTTTTCTTTTAGATCACAATCCTGATTTAAAAATTTACGCTATAGATAAAAGTATAGCCGGATTTTATTCACCAGAAATACAAAAAAAATACGGAAATCGATTAGTTTTTTTAGAACAACTAAGCGACATAGGACACCAGTATATACATGAACTGTTAGATTTAGTTTTTATAGATGCTGACCATTCATATGAAGCAGTCAAAAAAGATATTAAAAATTACAGTAAAAAGTTAAAAAACACAGGGTGGTTAACAGGACACGATATTGACTTTCCCGGAGTTAATAAAGCAGTAAAAGAACTTATTGTCGGTTATGACGTTGGACCAAACAATGTTTGGATTCAAAAACCACACGGAATAAAAGACATTATAGATGAAACTTAAAATAACAAGCAAAGATCAAATACCCGGATTTACTAACGAAAAACAGCACCAATTGTATTCGTTAGTGATAAACAAGCTACCTCCAGAATCTAATATATTAGAGATAGGCTGCGGATGGGGTCGAAGTACATGGGCTTGGTTAGACGTAATTCCAGAAGATACAAATTTTCATGTTCTTGATAATTTTAGTATGGGTTCTAATTTTATTGAACCTGCAACCCGCAATAGGTTTTCGTGGAATAGATTTACAGTTCGTCATCAAACTATTATGGAAAACAAACGTAAATATTTAAAAAAATATTTCTCAGGCACCCAAAAAGATATTTTTACAGGAGTTATATCACAACATCCAAGAGCTAATCTTTTAAAAAATATCTATGAAGAAGACTTTGAAATATGGAAATTATCTAATAAACTAAAATTTGACCTAGTGTACCTAGACGGCGATCATAGCTATACAGAAGTAAGCAGTCAATTAGACTACTTTTCTAATTGTCCTTACATATGCGGAGATGATTATCTTTGGCCATCTGTGAGTACAGCAGTTAATGAATTTGTGCAAAAAAATAATTATAAATTAAAAACTGTTCGTGAGTTTTTTATAATTTATACTTGACATCTCTACAGTTTTACACTATAATAGTGTAACAGTGTGGAGATAATCTAATGATAATTGGTGTGTGCGGTTTAATTGGCAGCGGCAAAGGAACTGTTGCTGATATGCTTGTAGCAGAACACGGATTTGTTAAAGTTTCATTTGCTGATAAATTGAAAGATGCTGTATCAGAAATGTTCAGTTGGCCTCGTGACATGGTAGAAGGTGATACTAACGAGTCGCGAGAATGGCGAGAAAAAGTTGACGAATTTTGGACCGAAGAAACAGGCCGAACAATCACGCCAAGATTAGTATTACAAGAGTTTGGTACAGAATGTATGCGAGCTGGTTTTTATGATGGTATTTGGGTCAGCTTAGTTAAGAAAAAAATCTTAGATAATCCTACTACAAACTTTGTTATTCCAGATACTAGATTTCCAAACGAAATAAAGATGATTCAAGAACTAAACGGCGAAGTTTGGTGGGTACGTAGAGGACAACTACCTGGTTGGTTTGTAGACTATAGAATTAGTGCAGTTGAACCCAAAGACATTCACAGTTCAGAATGGGCCTGGGGTAGGACGAGCTTTAATGAAATTATTGACAACAATGAAACTGTAACTGAACTTAGAAATCAGGTAGTAGATCGCCTTGCTTCCAACGAACTCCTTCCTTCTGCATAATACGTTGGCAATTTGCGCATATAGTTTTTAAATTACTAGGCTTGCAATTATTTAGATTTCCGTCTACATGATATACGTTAAATTGCTCAGAGTGCTTTGAAGTAAAGCCGCACTTTTCACAAGTATCTTTTTTCTTATATCCTGCTAGTTTCCATTTAGGCAAGCCGGGCTTGCCGTGCTTAAGACAAACTTCACATAACTTTCTGTAATAGACTTTGTTGTGTTTGTAGTAATTAATAGCAGCAGGTCGCTGTCCGCATTGGCATAAAGGTCTCATATTGTATTTACCTCACCTTTTTCACCCCTTTTTTATACTGTTTATCCGGCTATTTTTATTTTGTATTGCTAAATACACTTAACAAAGATCTTTTTTAATAGGAGAAAAAAAATGGCTTTATCATCACCAGGTGTACAGGTTAGCGTTGTAGACGAAAGTTTCTACACTCCAGCTGAACCAGGTACCGTACCAATGATTTTTGTCGCTACAAGAGAAAATAAAACTAATGGTAGCGGCTCAGGAACAGCACTAGGCACAACGGCTGCCAATGCTGGCATACCTTATTTAATTACATCTCAACGCGACTTAGTTGAGACATTTGGCGATCCAGTATTTGTTACTGACAACTCAAACAATCCAATACACGGATCAGAACTAAACGAATATGGCCTACAAGCTGCTTATTCATTGTTAGGTGTTTCAAACAGAGCTTATGTAGTAAGAGCAGATGTAGACCTAGGTGCTTTAGAAGCATCTTCCTCTGCACCAACTGCAAACCCTGCAGACGGCACATATTGGTTAGATACAGGAAACACTAGCTGGGGTATTTTTGAATGGAACGGAAATTCAATTACAACAACTGGCGGTCAATCATTTAATGTTAAAACTCCTATTGTAATAACAGATACTACACAAGTTGTAGATTTTGCAGGTGGTGATTATACTCCAAAAGCAGCAGTAGGCGCAATTGGATCATATGCTGTAGTTGCTGTTACCACACTTCCAAAAATGTGGTACAAAAACACAGACGGTAGCTGGGTAGCAGTAGGAAGTGCAGCTTGGACTAAATCTTGGGCAACTGTTAGAGGCTCAACTGCAAACCCAACAATTTCCGCTGGCGACGACATGGTAATTAACGATGCATTTACTATTACAGCAGTAGGTGGTGATGATGTAAATGATATTGCAACGTATATCAATGGCGAAGCAGGTTTAGCAACACTAGGTATTACAGCCGGCGTTGTTGACGCAGCACTTGAAATTTATTCAACAGGCGAAGATGTAAAACTAGCTTCTAGCTCAGGTTCAAGTCTATTAGATGCAGTTGGCATGGATGCAGGTACTTACTATGCACCTAAACTACAAATAAGCAAGCACACAAGCGTACCTGCTTATAAGTCAAGCGATTCAAATCCACGTCCAACAGGATCTTTATGGATTAAAACCACAGAACCAAACAGTGGTGCAAGATGGAGAGTTAAGCAGTTTAATGGTTCTACTGAACTATTTGACGAATTTGCAGCTCCTATATTTGAAAATAATCATGCAGCACTATATGGCCTAGACAGATCAGGCGGCGGCGCCAATTTAGCAATAGGAGCATTATATGTTAAATCTAATGTTTCTGAAGACCAAGATCCTGTACTAGCAGATTTTAAAATCTACAGAAGAAGAGTAGCAGGCGCTACTGTTATTCAAAGTGGAAAGGTTGCTGACACTTCAGCACTTACTCCTACAGCTGGTGCGTTTAGCTTTACTATTCAAGAAACTGATAACGGAAGCGATGCACTCGGAACTGCTATAACTGTTTCAGGTACAGCAGCAGGTGTTGCAGGTGATGCTGATACTATTGCAGGAGCAATTAACTCAGCAGGACTAACCAATGTTGAAGCATCTGTTGATGCCGACAATAGATTGATTGTAAGACACACACTAGGAGGCGATTTTAGAATTGCAGATACTAGCGGACACTTACAAGAAATCGGCTTTTCAGCATTTAATGTATCAAACAACACAGGTACAGTAAACTTATATGCTGCACCAGCAGGTGATACAACAAACGATTTTGTTGCAAGTAACTGGATTCCGTTAACTTATACAGCTAGCGACAATGCTCCAACATCGTTGGCAGCTGACGGTACGCTATGGTATAATTCAATTATTGATGAAGTTGATATTATGATTCATAACGGTACTACTTGGGTAGGTTACTTAGATAGCACAAGTCCTTTTTATCAAGCAGCAGAAGGCGATCAAACTGACCCAGCAGGCCCAATAGTGGCTGCTAGCGAGCCGACTGCACAATCAGACGGAACTGATTTGAAAAATGGAGACCTGTGGATTTCTACAAGTAATCTTGAGGACTTCCCTACAATTTACAAGTGGAACGGTTCTTTGTTACAATGGGATCTAATTGACAAAACAGATCAAACTACAGAAGACGGTGTTCTATTTGCAGACGCAAGATGGGGTTCTTCCGGCGCAGCAGACGAAGCTGCTGACATAGATGATTTGCTAACTAGCAACTATCTTGATCCAGACGCTCCAGACCCAGCACTATATCCAAAAGGTATGTTGTTGTGGAATACACGTAGAAGCGGATTTAATGTTAAGAAATTTGTACGCAGCTACATTGATGTATTAGGTGACAACGAAAGATTTAATAACGGCGAATCTATGAGCGGTTATTATCCAAATCGTTGGGTTACAGAATCTGGAAACCAAGAAGACGGTTCAGGATCATTTGGACGCAAAGCACAACGTAAAGTTGTTATTCAGCAATTACAAGCAATGGTTAACAGCAATGATGCAATTAGAGATGATGAGTCAAGAATCTTTAACTTAATGGCAACACCTGGTTATCCAGAGCTAATTGGCGAAATGATTTCACTAAATTACGATCGTGGACTGAGTGCATTTATCGTAGGCGACTCGCCAATGAGACTACCTTCGGATGCAACTTCACTTAACGATTGGGGCTCCAATGTTAATACTGTTGTTGAAGATAACGATGACGGACTTGTATCTAATGATGAATACTTAGGAGTATTTTATCCATCAGGCTTTACAAGTGATAACGCAGGTAACAACGTTGTAGTACCAGCTTCGCACATGATGCTACGCACTATTGCACTAAGCGATCAGGTTAGCTATCCATGGTTTGCACCAGCAGGTACAAGACGCGGTGGTATTACAAACGCAACAGCAACAGGTTACATTGATTCTGAAGGCGAATTTGAATCAGTTGCACTAAACGAAGGTCAAAGAGATACACTGCAAGGCATAAGTGTTAATCCAATAACATTTATTACAGGCGCAGGTCTTGTTAACTTTGGACAGAAAACTCGTGCAAGAGGTGCAAGCTCACTGGATAGAATCAACGTAGCAAGATTGGTGATTTACTTAAGAAGCCAGCTCAACAGATTAGCTAAGCCTTACATCTTTGAACCAAATGATAAGATTACTAGGGACCAAATCAAGCAGGCAGCAGAAAGTCTATTACTAGAATTAACAAGCCAGAGAGCACTATATGATTATCTTGTTGTGTGTGACGAGACAAACAACACACCATCAAGAATTGATCGTAACGAGCTTTACTTGGATATTGCAATTGAACCAGTTAAGTCAGTCGAATTTATTTACATTCCACTAAGACTTAAGAACACAGGCGAGATAGCAGGTTTATAAAATAGGGGTCCTAAATTAGGGCCCTATATTTGATAAATAATATTAAATTAGGAGTTAAAGAATGTCAATTTCAACACTATCAAAGATTACAGTTCCGTTAGCAGCTGACCAGTCAAGCACTACTCAAGGACTGTTAATGCCCAAGTTGCAATATCGTTTTAGAGTATCACTCGAAAACTTTGGTGTATCGGCAGGCGAAGTTACAGAACTTACAAAACAGGTTATTGACGTTACTAGACCAACTGTTAATTTTGAGGAAATTGAAATTCCTGTTTACAACTCAAGAGCATATCTTGCAGGTAAACACGCATGGGAGCCAATTACTTTAAACTTAAGAGAAGATGTGACAGGAAATGTACAGAAGCTCGTAGGCGAGCAGATGCAGAAGCAGTTTGATTTCTTTGAACAATCAAGTGCAGCATCAGGTATCGACTATAAATTTGTTACAAGAATTGAAATCTTAGATGGCGGTAACGGCGCATATGCTCCAACAGCTGACAGTGGTATTTTAGAAACATTTGAATTATACGGATGTTTTATACAAAATGCTAACTACAACACATTAGCATACGCAACAAATGACCCAGTAACAATCACTCTAGCAATTAGATATGACAATGCTATACAAGTACCGCAAGGTAGTGGTATTGGTCGTAACGTTGGTAGAGGTGACGGTATTGGAATATAATAGCTAATACTTAGTTACTAAAGTGAAAAAGGAGCTTCGGCTCCTTTTTTATTATATACGTACTTTATTTTTCGGATAAATATTTGTATGTCAAATTACTTCCAAAACTATTTAGATAACCTATTTAATAGGCTTACTAATCCTAAAGGCAATATGGGAGACTTCTTCCATGCAAGTAATCTATTTACTCATTCGGCTTTTAGGCTTGCTCCTAAAACTAAATTTCTTTATCATACAGTTTTTGAATTATCTACTGACGGTTTAAACTTTGCAAATACGTTTGCACAAAATCCACAGTTTTTATCTGAAGTTAATATGCTGGTAAAAAGTGTTGACCTACCTAAGATGAACATGGAAGTAATTACAAAAAATCAATATAACAGAAAAAAGAATGTTCAAACAGCAGTAAGTTACGATCCAGTCAATATTACTTTCCATGACGATAATTTAGGTTTAACTACAGCTTTGCTAGAAGGTTATTATAGATATTATTTTAGAGACGGTAATTATGATATAAGTGGAAATTATCCTCCGTTTGATCCTCGTAATTTATACAAAAATGAAGACGCACACAAATATCGTTACGGCTTTGATAATGATAGTATTGGTCCATTTTTTGATAAGATAAGCATTTATCAGTTGAGTAGGCACCAGTATACAGGATTTACATTAGTTAATCCAATAATTACTAGTATACAACACGATACTATGGATTCTTACGGTGCAGCAGAAACCGCAGCAAATCAGATACAAGTAGCATACGAAGCAGTTGTTTATTCTAGAGGCGGTGTTGAAGACGATTCTCCAAAAGGATTTGGAAATCTACACTACGACAAGTATCCTAGTCCATTAACTCCGCTCGGTGGCGGAACTACTAGTATATTTGGAATAGGCGGCGTAATTGATTCAATAGAAGATATATGGTCAGACATTTCAACAGGCAATGCTGCCCTGGATACTATATTAAAAGCAATTAATTTATATCAGAATGTTAAAAACTTAGGCAGTGAGCAATTACGTAGAGAAGGTTTACAGATAGGCACCTACGTGTTAGATAGGGTAGTCAACGGATTAGTAATTCCAGATTAAGGAGAATATATGTCAAGTTTACCAAAGCCACCAGCAACATCTGAATCACAAGTAGTAGAATTTTTTGACAAATTCCTAGTTAAACAATTAGAATTTCCATCTAATGATGTTGACGCTGTGGTTGGATTTTTTACTAAAAGAGGATTTGATAAAACATCAGCCGTAAGTACTGCAACTACTCTATTAAATCAAGCAAAGTTAGATAATGTAAAAATTTTTAAATTGATAGATACATTAAAAGGTTTAACAGATGTGCAAATATCTGCTTTAGTTGCCCAAATACTTAATGCTGATAGAGGGAAAACGTCTAAGTTAGGCTATAAAGCCGAAACTCCAACTGAACGACAAGAAGCGCGAAACATAGTGGTGTAAAATGGCCAAGTTTGCGCAAGGCAAGTTTAC